TTTATTCGATAGTGAAAAAGTTTGATAGGAATTTACCTAATCCACCAACGACTGCACAACCTATCATCACGGAGGGTTCAGACATATTAAATCCTGCAACCATTATAGATGCAGCGGCTAAACTATCGCCAAAAATGCGAATTCTTTTAGGTGTTGGCGAAAAATAGGGTTTGAACTTCACCCTTGACCTCGATTTGGTTTCCACGATTTATGTTTATTAATGTGTTTGGTATGTCTGCCTAACTTGCGTTTTGGCTTTTTACGAAATAGTGTTATTGATGTTTTAACCTTTGCCATATCTTCACTATATAATAAATTGAGGCAAGTAAACCCGAAACAATTGCAACTATTCCTGCACTTGCGGAAATTATGGGTTGTATTTCTGTAGCGAAATGAGCAACTGCACTAACACCACTAACGGCTGCTAAACTATCGGCTGCGGAATCGTTAAACTTGTTCATCGGTTGGGTTAAAATCGTTAAATCGTTCTAAATATAAATCTTCCATTCCTAAAAATGTATGTAATCCACAAGGTTCAGGAAATACCTCGTAAATCAATAAATCTTCGTTGGGTTCGCCATCAAACAAAATATCAACGGCAAATAATGTATTAATCACGCCTAATTCAACAATATGACAGTTTTCTAATGTGGGTTTGATTTCTTCCCACTTGTCTTGCGGTAATTCAAATTTTGCAAATATCATATTGTTATGTTGTTAAGGCTGTGCAATCTGCATCACTTAAAGGCGTTGGGTATAGTGCCATTGTTTTAATCCATCTTGGTATTCCCGCCCCAGTTCCGTTTAAAAATTCCATTATTGTAGTTGTAAATGCAGTTGCACTAACTTGTTTAACTCCATTCACAAACACATCAGCACTCGTTCCATTCCATTTGATAGCAATTTTAATAGTGTCGGTTGTTGTAGTGAATAAATTAGTAGTTGCACTTGCAATTATTTTTTGAATTACTTGTCTACCCGTTCCAGTATTCACAATCAAAAATCCATTGGCAATTGTTGAACTTGAATCGCCAATTCCTATACCTTGTGCTGCGGCATCTCTTGTATATGCAATGTTGTTGAGCATTTCAATAAATAAAGTTCCACCACTTGCAGAAATTAAACCATTGGTGTAAATGTTATTTCGAGTAAATGTATCTACCAATCGTGTTGCTGCGGCATTGGTTGTATTGATATATGTAGTTACAAATTGCCCAAATTCAAATTGTGGTGCTGCGATGCGAATGGTGAAATCGTAGGTGTTGCCGTTAACCAATGAAATGTATATACCAGGGTTAGCCCTTGCAACGGTTGCCCCCCCTGGTAATGTCATTACTCTATCATAACGAGTTAATGTAGTTGATTGAGTGATGTTAGGGGTAGCAACAATAGAACTTACCGAAAATCCTGCTGAGGTGTTAGTAGCAACCCCCAATCTATAATTACTCGGTAACGCTGAACCCGAAATTGAAGTCCAAATACTTTCTGTCCATATCTGTCCATCAGCGGCAACAATTTGGTTTGATGCTTCGAAAAATAAACGAGCAGTCGTACTTGTTGCTGTTCCACTATATCGAATGTCCACATAATCAAGTCCATTTTCTTGACCCGTTCCGCTGACCTCCAATGTCAATCCAGCCGTTGATTGATTTAGCCAGTTAGTCGGCAAGGTACTCGGACTTGTACTTGCACCTTGCATTGTAGAATTACGGATACTATTCGTTCTCTGTGGTTCTAACAATAATGCGGGGCAACTTCCGTACATATAGGATAAACGTGGGAAGTTAGCCGCAACACTACCGATATTACCATTAGATTGCGTTCTGTTTGCTACGCTATTTCTTGACCACGTTAAATCGCCATTCCCATTGGATGGCAATTCAGCATAGGCAACACCTGCCTTATATCCGCTTGGGATTAATAATAACGATGCAGATTGTAATAATGATGATGCAGCGGCAACACAATCAAGTGCCTCAATCGTTCCACCATCGGCAATTACACGGGATGAATAAGACCCTGCAAATCCACCCGCAAAGCGTCTACGATTAACGCCAACGCCTAATCCAATCATATATTATACATTACTACGCTACCACTTGTCAAAGTGATAGAGCGAATTATCTTCTCTTCAGGAACGACAATAAATGCACCTTGTCTTAATGTAACACCACTTAATCCTAATGATGTCAATAAAGATGCGTTTGCTTCGTCTAATATTGCAGATACTACGCAATCAGCGTTTACAATAAATCCACGCCAATTTCCTGTGACTGCTGAAGTGCCTGATACAACACGGCTACCTGTGAACCCTGCCATAAATTCGGTTGAACTACTCATATATTTTTTCTATTAAATTCGGTTGATATTCTGTTATTGAACTTGTTGTTAAAGTAACTTTTAATAATCCCTCTTCTACTAATTCATTGGATAAAGCAGGATTTAAATTACTATTGGAAGTTTGAGCATATACTTGGTATTCATACTCACCTGCATCTAATGTAAACGTAGTCCCCTCTATAACTTGAAATTGGTTGTATCTCTCCTTGTGCGTAGATACATCAGCCAATATCTTATATGTTGAAGTATTTGTTGTCCTATTTTTCAGCCAAAATAAAAAGTACGGATTTGTTATCGTAACTTTTTCGGTTAGCGTTAAATACCAATACTTTGTTTGTCCTTTCTGTAGTAGCAACATCAATATTAAATAGTAAACAAAAAAAATGTAATAAAAAAAGGGAGAACCGAAGTCCTCCCCTTTCAACTATGAAAACCTATAATCAGATGCCTAATGTGGTCAATACACCGCTCTGTACTTTGTAAGGGGCTTCAGATTCGATTGCAGATAGAGTTACCTCGTAACCTGTAGAATCTCCCATTGCAGTACCTGTATTAGCAACCATAGAAGTTACGTCACATCCGTACTCGTAACCTACTAAGAAAGCGTCATCGTTATTAGTCTTTACAATCGCATAGCAGCGACCTTGTGCCAATAATTTCATTTCGTTTCTTTTAGCAGTTGACAATCTACGCAATTTGAACGCAACATCCGCTTGGTTGAATACTGTTCCATTTTCTACACTTACGTTAGTAGTGGTAGTCATAGAACCTGTACCCTTTGGAAGTTCGTAATCGAATACGTCACCCGAAGCAAAAGTGGTGGCAGTTACCTCACCACTGGCAACAGTAAATTTAGAAGCACTCCAATTCATTAAGTGGATGCTCTTAATACCTCCGACTGAATCTTTGCAGTCTAAGGTAAATCCTTGTGTGAGTAAACAAGCCATTTAGTTAATTGATTAAAGGGTGAAATAAACGATTTCAGCAGGGTAAGCAACCTGTACACCATATTTGAAAGATGCACGGAATCTTACCTCGTCATTGTCCTCAGAGTACCAAAACTTGTACTGCTCCTCTTCGTTTGCTAAGTCAGTTCCTACGAAGAAGTTGCTCAAAGAACCTGCTACAATCTTGTTAGTGCCATTCAAACCACCAACTGCGATTATACGCATATTAGTTCCTGGATAAACCATTTCCATATTTACCGCAGCCTCAGGAGTGTAGTGGAACAAGTTAGCGTTTTTCAAGTTAACTAACATCAACTTAAATACGTCAACACCTACGAAACAAACTAAGTCAGTCTTAGTTGCAACACGAGCAGGTAATACTCCGTAGATTTGGTCTAAGATATCATCTACGTTAGAAACAGTGATAGAGGTAAAAGTAGTAGGAGCAGAGTTTCCTAATGTAGGAGAAGCACCGCTAATAACTTTTACGAATCCATCGAAACGATTGATGTTAGGGTCACCACTTGCAGTGTCACCTTGCCACATAGCGATTTCGATTTGCTCAGAAATAACGGCAGCCTTTTCAGCACCAAACTGCTCTTCAAAAGGCAATGCAGTTGCAGAACCTGGAGCGATTTGAGTTTGCATCCATTTTGCTTCCAAAGATTTAGGGCAAAGAGTTTCTTCAACCTTAACCGCACCTACAGTGATAGCACGTTGAGTTAAAGTAGTTGTTCCACTTGGGTTGTAACCACAACCATCGGCTTGGAAGAACACGGTAGAACCTACCAATGCCAACTTAGAAGAAGATTTGATGCCAGGTTGAACCTGACCAGCAGACTGCATTACAGAAGCGGTTTTAGAACCGAATAATGCTTTTACTAATAATTCGGATTGTTGCTCGTTAGTGTAGTTAACTAATCCTGATACGTTAAATGCCATTGTTTTATTTGTTAATTGATTTTGCGAATTTTAAAAGATTTTCAAATTGTTGCTCTTTCTTACTTGGAGCGATAGGGGTTTTAGTAGGTTCAGCGCTTGGCATTTCAGCAAGTGCCTCAACCAAACTAACTACTTTAGACATTGCCTCTTTAACAGATGCTTTCTCAGCGATTAAAGCGTCAATCTTTGAGTTTAATTCTGCGATTTTTTCGTCAACTCTTAGGTTAACAGATTCGATTGCAGAATCAAAAGCGTTCAATTCTACTTCTACTTCGATTTCGGGTTCAACGATTTCAGTTACAATACCATCCATAGTAGTAACCAACATACCACCCTCTACCTCGTGAGTTGCATCAGGAGCAGGAATATCACCTTCGGCAGTTTCTACTAAAATAGCAGTACCAACGGCTAATTCACCCGTCCATTTAATTGTAGTACCATCGGTCAACATCGCTGACTCGAACGATACTTCTTCTTTAGGTTCTTCGCTTGAGAATCCAAGCAATGACCTAATTTCGGTTAAAACTTCTTTAGAGTTCATTTGTGTAAAATATTAAAGTGTAAAAATTGTTATAGTTTTAGTTGCCATCCCATTGACTTACAACACGTTTTATTTTGTTGTAGAGTTCGGTTTCTTCGTCTACAAAGTCAAACATACCCTCAACTGAAAATCCTTTGAACTCTCCGTCTTTTACTTTTGCCCATACTTCGTCATTGTCTACTAAGTAAGACACAAACCAAGAACCATCGGCAATCTTTTCAAAGCCTTTTGGTGGGTTAACGCCTCTCTCTCGGTCTATTAGGTAAGATTCCAACAAGTGAACGCCTTTAACTTCGCTTTCGTGGTGTTGGTTAACGCTTGAATATTTACCATTTCTTGCCCATTTCTTAGCAAGTTTGAAGATTGCCTCTCTATCGAACATTACATAATACTCGCCACGTATAGAATCCCTCCGATAAATTGGTAAATCAGCAACCATAGCAACGCCCGATACAATCCTTTTTTCTTCATTGGTTATGCTAAATTTATTAAAGTTCAATTTAGATTCAGCCCATCTTAACATTTCTTCACCACCCCATAGTAGATATGAGATTGTTCCACAAGCGGTGTCGTCTGATGGATTGTAGTACTCTTTTGCACGTGATAGGTAGGAATATACACGCTTCACGGTTTCGTCTGATATAGGCTCACTATTGGCTAATTGTTGCGCTCTTACTTTACCTACTTGTGTAGCACATTTGTTGCCTTGTTCCTCGTTCAATCGAATACCACGTTTAGCGTTCTCTTTAGCGGCTTCGGGATAGTCGGTATAGGATTCAAATTTTTTCTCTAAGTATGAGTAACAAATCGCTACGGCTTGGGCTTGTTCTTTACCCTCACCAATCAATACCGGTATGCAACGAGATATAAACTCTTCCTCTGATTCGTTGGGTTTGGGTTCGACAAAGGCTTGGTTAAATGCTACGAAGTCCTTCTGTATGGCAGGTGCTTCGACCAATGAGATAAAATCTATTCCGCTATCTTCATCAAATTCGTTGATGTCTAATTTATAAACTGGTAATTTCATCGTAATTAAATATTATTATTCGACAACTGATACACCTCTGTTCATTCCTACTCTTTGTTGAGTGCGTGTTATATCACCCTCTAACACATAAACTTGATTCCCTGAAGCATTCTCGTTTAATGTACTTCCTGTTGTCATTGTAGGGGCTGCACCTCCAATTGTTGGAGCAGATGGAGCGGACGTTCCCCCGTTGTATTGAGTGTTTCTAATACGTTGTACGTTGGCAAATCCATAAACACCTGCCAATGATGCTTGAATATAAGGATAGGCAGGAAATGGAATAGATGCAGGATTCTTAGATGCGTTTGCAAATATGGAAACAATCGAATTAAGTGTACCTATAATTGTATTTGCAATCTGTAACTTTTTGTTATTCTCAAACGCTCTTTTTCTTGACGCTTCGTCTTGTTTTTCAAATGATTGATTTAAATAAGTAATTGCGCCAAATGCTTGACTGGTTAAATCTACTATCTCGGTATAATGCGCACGCCAAAACATACGCATACGCTCTAAATTACTTGCTTCTAATTGTTGTGATTCAACAACTATTTGTGCTTGTGTTGTTCTTGAGATTCTTAATACTTCTGCATCTAATGCGCTACGTTGTTCTAAGCCTTTACGATGTATGTCAGACAATGCAGATTCTAAGTCTTTACGATGTTGCTTTTCTTTTTCAAGTTCTTTTGCCCTTGCCTCCGCTCTCATTTTTGCCTGTTCGGCTAAATAGTTTTTCTCCGTTACTTCTAAAATTCGTAAAGCGTTCTTAGTATCTCCGATAATTTTACCCCATTCTTTTTCTGCATTCTTTCCGTAGTTTGCTCTCGCTTGTGCTAATTGTAGATTTAGTTTTTCACGTTCTTTTGCAAAGGCTTCTAACTCTTTACCTTGTGCCCTTAAAAATTCAATCTCTCTATCAAGTAATAAAATTCGATTATTAGTAGTTTTATTAAATGCTTCTAATTGTCTGTTACTTTCTGATGTTATACCTACAAAATCGGTAAATCTTTGAATCAAGTTACCCATAAATTTCCCAAACTTTTCCAAGAATGGGAACATATTTAAAATAGCAGTCTTTACTTTATCAAAGTTGGCAGCGACTAAGGCAAGTCCAACCGCTAAAGCACCAATTCCCGTTGCTATAATTGCGCCTCTTAAAGTCGAAAATGCCTTAACTACGCTACCTTTTATCGTTCCTGCAATAGCCCCAAATTGTTGTTGAACTTTACCTAATCCCTCTAATCCCTCAGCCAATGCCATAGCACCTTGTAAACGCACCAAAGTCTTTTGTAAATCTTCGGATTCGCTACCAAATAAAGCCATAGCACCTTGAGCCGCTTGGAATCCACGAGCAACACCACTTACAACCGTGTTAATTTGTGCGAATTTGTCAGGGTTAACCGCTGCAACTCGGTCATTAAAGTCATCCATCCTATCCCGCAATTCAGCAACACGACGTTCTGCTTCAATCGCTTCTGGTGAGAACTCACCAAATTTAACAACCGCTTCTTGTGCGGCTAATGTCAACTCTCGAAGTTGTTGCCTAAATCCTTTGAGGTTCGGCTCTTTAACTTCGAGTTCTATTGCGGTTTTTATTGTACTCATTACTTACTTGCTATTAAATAGTAATTAGTGCCATCGGTCACAATCCAATGTGTATCGTTGTTGTTGGTCATCGTGAATGTATTTGCTCCGTCTATGGTGCTATCGTCAGCAGTGTCAATCGTTACTTGGTGGTTTGATGCAATCTTTTTGAAAATCCAATGCTTACCGCTTATTGTTGCAGGGTCGGGAAGTGTAATAGTAATTGCACCTGCTGAAGTATCACACAAAAACAACCAATCGTTAGCCGTTGCCGTGTAATTAGCCGTTAGTGTCTGTACCTTTCCTGCACTTACCCACGTTGGATAAAGTTTGTAATTACCATAGTATAGAGTGTCTGATTCGTCAGGTGTAAAATCGTCACACGCTATTAGGGTTGAGTTGTTAATCAATGGCGGTATATAGTTACCACTTCCACCTAAGATTGTTGTATTGTACGCTAATGGGCTTACAGACGTTTCCGATGCATTGATAATACCCATCGCTTGGTTTGTATCATCGTTGTTAAATCCGATGTTGATATACGATTGCGTTGGCGTTGTGTATTTGTAGCCGTATGGATATGTCTCACCATTGGTGATAGTATCGCTACCAGTATCCGCTCCTATTATTTTATTCGTTGGTATAAATGGTTCTATGTATTGGCTTAATAAGAACTCACACTTATACACTCCGTCACTCATTGGGTTGTAGTCTTCTACCTTATTAAGTTTCCAATACTGACCCTCGAAGAAATAATTATTGGCAAATCGTAGGTTGTAAAAATCCGCAGGTGAAAGTCTAAAATATCCGCTTACAATCTTTGAGTTTCGGTTAGTAATCTCGTACATAAACCGATACCAATACTGATTGAATAGGTTATTGGAAGAATACGAATATCCTGCACCTAACAACACTTCACGAGGCATACCGAACGACAAATCAAAGGTCATTGAACTAACTGAATCAACGTGTAGTGTAATCGGTAGTTTGTTTTGTTGACCTGTTGCGATTTGACTTACACTAAAATAATCTGTTACTAAAGAAAGATTTAAATTAGAAGTACAACCCGAATAGTATAGAATACGATACCCTAATTTATCACCTGGTGCATACGATAACACAAAGTTCTTTTCACTTCCATAACTCCTCATCTGTGTTGGTTGGAACATCAACTCAATCTTTTTCTCACCCTTTACAAATTGGTTATCTATAAAATACTTTCTACTTCCGTAGGTCTGTGAGTAATACGATTGATACGATTGGTTCACTTTATCTCCTCCATCCTTGTAACTGAAATAGTAAGGATTGGCGTTAAGTTCTCCCATTGGTATAATTTCCAACGGCTGAGAATAGTCTAATTTACGTGATAGGTCAATAGTAGGTTCATTGTAAAACTCATCTCGTGGAACAATACGCAACTTCTTAGGGAAATTCTTGTCAGGTTCAACGTAGAGATTGAACATCCGAATCAACGACACTAAGAAATCAGATTGCTTACCCTCAGCATTAAAAAATTGTCCAAAGTCTACCACGTTACCAGTACCAAAATTAATCGCCGACATATTGTTGTAGAAAACTGAATCTTCTACGTTCACCACAAAGTCACCAATCATTGGTGTTATTGGTCTGTCTAAGTCATAAACACGAGAAACAATTATTGATACTTGGTCGTTTGAGTACAGATACACGTTAGGGAACATCAATACTTCACCGCTGAAAATATAAACGTCATCACTTCCACAAGATACTACCGAAGTTGCTTTCACACTGCCGTTTGCTTTTAGTGCTACAGTCAAATAAATGTCCTTGTCGTTGGTAAATCCGTAATTCGATGTGTCTATATTGCCTCGTAAATCTACAAAAAACGTGTAGTTACCTCCTACGGGTACAGTATAAACGCCTGTTGTATTGTTGTAATTACCGCCATTGTCATAGTTACCACTTGTAGAGTCGTTATCAAATAACCAATTCGTACTATAATTAGAGATATTTTGTGCAGTTGTACGCTCTGCTCTAAATAGTCGAGTGTTTGCCGATGTAGTGTTAACCGCTAATCCTGATGGAGCGGGTATAATTAAGCGTTTAAAGCGTTCTGTGTTGAAGAATGAATCGTTAGTATATGAGTAACCCTCTTCGTTAAAAATCTTGTCTACAATCGTCTTTGCATATAAACACGGAGTTGTATCTTCCAAAGACCAAACCCAATGAGTTGTTAACTTCCTATCGTCTTTGTCTATTAATGCGTACACATAGCCGTTACCATATTGAAATGAAACAGTCGAGTTGTTAACCTTTATCGAAGTATCCCAAGAGTTCTTGACGTTGTCGATAGATAACTCGTGATTGTATTCGCTGAAATCTAACTCGTACAGATTCTTTTCCGATATGGAAGAAAACAAGTCCGCAGTCTGTCCGTGAATCGAACACTCATAAAATACATTTGCCGTGTCAGTTACTTGTATTTTGATTAAACGGATAAAGCCTTGTATTTGCTCCAATCCATCAACTAATACAACCGCACTTGCTTTCTTGTTTGGGTTGAAATTGGTGTTGAATTGGGTATCACTTAAAACCGTGTGTTCAATCTCAAATATATGACCGAATATCTTGTTGTTGTTCTTCGTTCCTGGTAGAGTGATAGTCTTAGTCCAATCACTTGACCGCTTTTCGGGTTCTCTTACGTCTGCTATTGACTTGTTTATAAGGATATCGAATGCTTGTCCGATATCTACTCTCTGATTATTTACTAATATTTCTATCATCTGCGTTGTACTTTGTCAACAAAGGCAAATTCTAAGTCTAATTGTAGGTTAAACATCTTGTCATTAATCCACTTTTTCTCTTCGTAGGTGTTGCTTGTTATGTTGCAACTACGCAATATTGAGCCATCCCAAATGTACACAACGGGAGATTCTACCAATTCCCTTAACCAAATGCTTTCACTATCGGTTATCCAATTACTAAATAAGGTTAATTTCTCTTTGCTTTCCGCATAGTATTGGGTATTGCTAAAAGAATCAGTGCCATAAGTCCAACTTACTGCGTTATTGTTTAGCGTGTACGGATTTTGTCTGTACGTTTGTCGGGTTATTTCGTGCGATGTCTTACTAACTCGATTAAATCGGAATGAATCAAATCCACCTAATCTGTTCAACCAAAACAAATCGTAGTTTTCGTACTTGCTACACTCGTCTTTAATGTAGAACCGATAACTCTCAGAAATCTGTACACCATCTACATCCCGAAGATAACAATCGAAATAAGTTGCTCCCGATGGAGTTGCCAAATTAACTGGTATTCTAACCATTCGGACATTCGGAAGTGTATAAGTTGAAGTAGTTGCATCTGAGTAAACTATTCTTAAATTGGTTGCTACACCTCTTAGAGCGTATAACCATACCTTTTGCGTTCTGTGGATTGATTGACTACGAACCGATGTCAAGAACTTACGAGCAGTATCGGTGTAAGTGTCGATATCAAACGATACAAAGTCATAAGGATTTAAAGCAGCGTTCCAAATGCTACCACTTGCGGATGCTTGGTTTAAGTATTCGGTAACACTACCGGTAGGACTTGTAGAATACTCATAACCTACCTTAAAGTTGTACTCCTTTGTGGAATTGGTGCAACCACTCGCAAGGGTATCATTGTAGTTGAAATCTTGTGTGACATAAGATTCCATAATTCTACCTATATTAAATACGGCTTTGTTTGTGCTGCCGTAAGCAATAGGTACTTTTAGTTTTGCGATGGTAGTTGAATCTACTACAACCTCTCCAATCCATTTAAAGTTGTCTTTTTCATAGATTGCTGCACTCGATTCACTTACAACAAAGTTAATATCATTGTAAGCAGGTGTTGTTAATTCAGGTTTTTGGTTAATTGTAACGCTCACGTTATAAAATAGTTTTGATTTAAATGCGTCCTAAATCTATTTTTGCTCAATAAAGAATCCCACTTTAATGTGCAATAAATCACACTTTAATGTGATAAATGGTGTTTAATGTCACAATTATCCGTCAATTTGTGCCTTATATAACACTTTATCTCGTAACAATTTTGTAGTATTATTTGTTACAACTCGGATATTTTCCGAATTACAACATCTCATTTAACACCGCCACAATATAGGTCTGATATCCTTTGTTTGCAGCCTGTTCTAATCGCTTGGCTTGTTCCTTCTTGGTTGACTTATAAAATGCAACCGTGTTTAAGAACTCAATCAACCCCATATGTAAAAAGTAATCCCATTTAGTCCTATCCCCTCGACATAGTTTATCCACCAACTCCAACCAAATCAATGTAGGTCTAAGTCCTGTTGTAGACTCTCCACTTCCTGCTTCAAATAAGACAGGGTAGCCTTCAATAATTCGGGATAGACTTTCGAAAAAAAAAGCGCATAATTATATGCAATGGCAAAATCCAACGAGAGAAAATCTTCGCATCGTTTATCAAATTCCTTTTTACCGATGTCCCGTTTTTTGTTAAATAAACTGGATTCAACAGATAGCAGAGCCATAATCTTATTAAGCGATTCGATAATATCACCATTGTATATCTCTTGCAATTCAATCCATTGGTGAGCCTTTAAATCGAGTGGGTTGGTAAGGAGTTTATATTTCCTTCCTAAGTGCTTAAAAACAAATTTAGGTTCTGTCTTACTTGGAATGAAATTAAGTGTCTTAAACTCCTCCAAAATAGCATTCATTGACATCTCTTCTACTTGGTCAATAGTTCTATTAGTTAGAATTGCCAACGCTTCAATTTTCTTATCTAAGTTTCCTAAGTCACCCAATGAGTGTACTTCTTGTATTTGTCCGATTGTGTATTTCATTTGTTATATATTTCATTGTAATATTCTACACTCATTTTTTCTGCTACTTTATCATATTGTCCATCTCCTTGTTTCCACGCATTAATTATCTCCTCCTTGTGAATTTCTATGGCTTGTTCGATTATGTCTGTAAATATTTGAGATGTTGAAATATGTTGATATGGAATTGTTTTATCCAATTCATTTATAAACCATTCAATACTGCTCTGTTTCATATGTAATAAAATGTTCCTGCTCTATTCTTTGATTTACATTCCAACGCCATTGCTAAACTCATAACGCAATCGTCAAAAAGACCTGATGGTGCGCCATATTTTACTCCCGATTGGGTATATTCGTATTCTATGTTTTGCATTTCATACCCAATGGGGTCTAATGGGAAGAATATCTTCTGTTGATGACAATGGGCTACAAGGTTTTCCATTATCTGTTGTTTGCTTATAGATGTAAATTTAAACCCAAATATTCTTGGATTGGTTCTTTGTAATTGCTCCACAATGGGGTCTCCGTTTCCTGTTGCGTCAACGTATGCAGGTGTATTTCCAACAACACGTGCAATTTTATCAATAGTCATCGCCCAATCCGCTTGGAATCTATCGACATACGCTACCTCGTTATTAGCGTTTAATCCCGTTATAACAGTCCAGTCTGTGTACTTTGCAAGGTCAACACCATAGGCTACCACTTGGGAGTTTTGAACAGGTCTAAGACATCGTTCTATATTGTCCAATCCGAAAGGGTTTGATTTATCGTCTGCAGGTTCAGCCAAGTACAACTCATCGAATACCGCCTTAGGCAAATCCCTCTTTGCCTGTTCTATTTCATCGAGTGATAATATCCCCTCTCTCGCTGCATCGTATGCGGTTATTTTGAAGAACTTATAATCTCGTTCTCCTTGTTTTGCTCTCTCACCTAATTTGTAGAACCAATTCTTTTTTCCCTTGACGTTTCCGATTAGTTTACACTTGCCTCGTGTAGCGGTCAGAGTAGAACGTAGAGCAAACCACGATTCTTCTCTTGCTCGTGACGCTTCATCGAATACGGCTGCATATACATCCTCTCCGTATAGGTTGTCGGGGTTTTCAGCGGACTTAAATTCTATCCGTGCGCCATTGGGTAATATGTGAACCAATTTAGATTCGTTGGATTGGAAGAAATCTCTGTGTGATACTTGAGCCTTCATTCTTCGGTAGGCTATCTCCGCTTGTTTGTATACCGGTGCAACCCACCAAACTGATTGATTGTCCTTGAGTGTGAGTGCTTGTTCAAATAGCCAAATAATATGGGATGCAGTCTTGCCTGTTTTGGTTGATGCTGCGGTAATAGTATAGCGTTCGGGAGCATCTAATATTTCCCGTTGATAGGTTGTAAGATATGGTCTAATATACTCAATCTCCATTTATAATCTTCTTGTAGATTAACTCTCTCTCTCTGCACCAATGCTCCAAGTTATAATGCTTACGGCAATACTCAGCATTAAGTTGTCCCATTCCTTGACGTGATTCATCAGACATCAATATCATTTTTTCGATTCTATCCTCCCATTTATCGTTGGCTGCAAATAATACCCCTAAGTTATTTTCGCAGTATTTGTATGGGTAACAATTGCTAACTACTATCGGCAAATTGTAGGCACTGGCTTCGAGAATCTTCAACTCTGATTTGTGGTTGTTGAAAGATTCATTGAGTAAAGGTGCTATCACGAAGTCCAAGTGCTTATAAGCGTGTCCATATTCAAACGTATTCACACCGCCAACTATCTTTGGGTTGTTAAATAACTTGACAATCTTGTCCCATTCTTCGCCTCCTGTATATCCGCAAATATAGAACTCAAAATCATAATCGAATTGTAGCCTATTTATAGCCTCGTTAACAAGTTTTAAATCCTCGTAGTGTGTTACACCTCCAACCCAACCGATTCGTAGGTTATATGACTTTGGTTTGTCTTGTGACCACTGCTCGTGTTCGTAGTCTAATGCGTTGGGTACTATGTAGCAATTGCGGTTAAACTCAAATACTTTCGATTGTAGATGTGGTGTTGTGGCAATTACTGCGTCTGCATAGTGCATCGCATCCTTAATCGCTTGTTTGATTCCTTTCCGATACGCTTGGTATGCAGGATTGTAACGAGGTAATGCCCAGTAATCGTCCACATCAACCGCGTACTTAGTTCCACTCTGTGCTATCTTCTTGAGTACGTCATAGTGTTTCTCACCTAACCACCGAGAGAATATAATTAAATCGTAGGCTTTGTAGTCTATGTCTAAGAACTCCGCAGGGTTTTGGCAAACGTCTACATTTGCCAATCCCATTAATTGCATACGGAGGTGAGGTGTTGCGATACGATGGTAAATAACCCCATTCATTCCATCGCATAATAGTAGTAGGTTCATAGTTTTTCTATTTCTTGTTTAACGTGTTTGTAAAATTCCCACGTCTTATAATTTGTTTCGGGGTCAATGACTGAAATAATCTCATCAACTGCAATTAATGCACATTCTTTTGCAGGGACTTTGCTCCACCATTCGTTGCTATTTTCTATTCTTAGATATTTTACAACTAACTCGTTGGCTTTTTCGCTTGGTGTCATTCAGTTGGTGTTAAAGGTATGGGCATCCAATACGCTACGAAGATAACGCGATTAGTAAACTCACATATCCACATATCTTCATAGTATCGTGCAAGTGTTTTATCTCCGTTGTCTTGAGATACCAAAACAAGGAAATCGTCATTGGGTACTTGGTCTAATGTACTACGCCACGTCTTCTTCATAGTTTTTGGATAATTCTTGTAACATATCTATAACCATATCACAGGCTTCTTGATATCCAAGTTTCCATAATTCATTCTCTTGACTATCTTGTGATTGATTATTCTCATCAATTACATTCACTAAAATTAGTGCTAATAGTTCTTGTACTTTTTTATTCTTCATAGTTCGTATAGGTCTAAATTGTGTCCGCTTAGTTCATTGTGTAACCACGTCCGTACTTTGTCATAGGTGGCTACCTCAATATCGTTATCTTCTTCTTGAGCATACTTTACTTTTGCTCGTAGGAATGAGTCTAATTCCCACAATACTGAATGCAACTTGGAGGCATTTACCGCAAGTTGAAACTCTGTCTGTTCTTCGGGCAAATCAAAATCCAATCTCGCTCTCATTTTTGTATTCATAAATTCTCACATAGTGTGTAGCCTTACTCTTGGCATTTGGTTCACGCAACTTACCGATTCTGATTCTTACATCTCCGTAAGTGTTAACTTGTGCTTTGCCATTCTCGATTGCCTCTTGTAGTTGCTTCATTGATAACGACAATGTGATTCCGTACTGGTCTTCCCACGCAGTCCCGACAAATGTTTTACTGTTCTCCATTTAAATTTAAAGTTATTTTGATTGATTTTTCTGTTATGTTTTGGTCGATTGTTTCTTTTGGTTTGCCTTGACTGCGATTAAGCAATAAGTCAAGATTGAATAGTGAGTTTTTATCGTGTGATTTCAATAGCGTACCGGCAATGATTCTTTCAAGAATTGTGTACTCTTCGCTCTTGTCTATTTTCTCCAACTCCTTCCTTGACATCGTAAGCATTGCGTTGATGGTATCCTCTACCTGTGATTTGTGGTATCCTATCTCTTTTAATTGAGTAACTAACTTCTTTGGTCTTCCGTTAGGGTTTAGTACCTCTCCTTTCTCAGGACGTGTTAAACTTCCTCCGTGTGGTTGTTTTTCTTGCCGTGCCATATTTCCGAATTATTTCCGAATTTTAGTTGCGTGTATGTCTATTAAAAATTCCTTGTATTGTTTCTTATCTCCGTACTTAATATGACATTCTCTACATAGTGCCATAATGTTTTCGATGTTGTCCTTTGTCTTACTCCCTCCGATTCCCTTTGCTTGGATGTGGTGAATATCGACCGCTTGTTTGTTGCACACTTCGCAAGGTATAAAATCGGTTTCATCGTATCCAAAATAATTTAGGTAGGTTCGGGTGTATTTCTTCATTTGCTAAACAACATTGCCCAGGGAGTAGGTAATATCAAATCCCTCTCAAATCTAAATCCGCAGGTTTGAAAAAGGTCAATCCATTGGTGCTTGTTCTTTATGTTTATATGTCCCCATTCTTTATCTAATTCGCTTTCGTATGGAGTTGAACTGAAATGAAAGTAATTACATTGTAAGTCCTTTAGAAATGGTACTAACTTGGTGTCAGGTATGTGTTCAAATACTTCTATCGATGCTACTAAATCACCTTGTATTTTTTCTTGTGTGAAATCACAATTGTACGCTATCGTGTTCAATACTCGGTCAATGTAGTATTCGTAGTGGAATTTGTTTTGGTCGTAGTATCTCACGCTTATACCTTTATCTCGCATTGCTAACGAATAGCCACCCATTCCACCGCCTAAGTCAACAAATTGTTCTGGGTGACATATTGGGGTTATATAGTCAGCGGTTGCCTTAAATAAGTTTAAATAGCCGATATCGTCTAAATGGATGTTCCATTCAAACTCTTTGTTGAAACACTTTTCATCATCCCAAGTTCCACCGAAACTATTCATTTTCTTTTTCTCTTTGGCTTATGTTCATCATCCGCTAATTGTGCTAACTCTATTTCGTTAAATGCAGTTTGTATTTCTGATTCAATCGCAGCGGCTTTTTCTTCCTTTTCTATTTCGTCTAATCGTTGTTGGCTAAATATTAAAAGCGACAAAAACGCATCAGCAAAACAAGAACTACAACTTGGCAAATTACGCCCGTAGATTTCTTTATAAGCGTTGTTTAACTTTGCTTGTTCCTCTGGTGTTAGATTCAATACTTGTGACCTTTTAAAGTCATCGTACTTGGGTGCTAATGAGCGTATAAATAATAATTGTTCTTTCATTTGTTAAATGTTTCGTTGTAATATTTTTCAGCGTTATGTAACATAGTCGCATTAAATGGTTGAGCATTAAAATGTGTTTTTATGATTTCCATTTCGTGCATTTTCTTAGCCCGGTCAATATGCTCTTTCATTAGTTCTTTACTTCCTAATCCACAAACTATAGTATATTTCTCTACTAACCAATCAATACTACTTTGTTGACTCATATCTTAGGGTCTATTATTGCTACAATTACAGAGGATATAGAAGCGTATAAAATGCCTACCCATCCGTAGGTAAATAGGAAAACTGATAAGCCTATCCACCACGACATACAAAATGCACAATCAAGAGGCTTCATAGATTGCCAATGGTACGGATTGTTTCCGTAGATAAACCGCTTTAAGTAGTCGGCAGGTTTACCGAAGTTAACAAGGATAATCGCAAAACACGCTACCCCTATAATTTCAAGAATTGTATTCATCTCTTATTTGTTGTTTTACTTTTTTTATTACTCGTAGTATTTCGTTGATACTGATTTTTGTTTGTCGGTGAATGGCACGAGCCGAATTTCCTTCCATCCATATTTCGAAGATTTTACGTTCATACCAATGTAACTTCGGCAAGGTTCGCTCAATGGCGTTGTACTTAATCTCCTGAGCCTCTTTGTAAGGTATGGATTCTTCATCTGAAAATCTATCCTCCACTTCATCGCTCTCTTGAATTCGATGTTTTGCAAACGGACTGCATTTTCCGTGTATTGCGTTGTACAAGAGCCGTACAACATAGAAGCGTATATAACCACCCGCATAAATTTCCTCTATTTGTTTATTAGGTTTTTCCATTATCGCAAGAAATGCATATTGATACAACTCCTCAGCCGTGTCCTTGTTAGGTGCTATCTTGTAACACGCCTCCAAGAACCACGACTCAGTTGTTAACCATTGTATAATCTCGTTGCGTTTGATATTCAAATTTAAAACTTTTTTTCAATTTTACAACTATATCCTAACTTTTTATATTTTTTTTCATAAAATCCCACTTCGGACTCGTTGTACAGAATGATTATCGAGGTGTAGAGTCCCTTTGTCACTATTAAATCCCAATACCTCAAGGAGGGTGGCGTAGTTTCTTTGGAGGATTTTGTCATATTCTAAATAGTATTCGATTTGTTTACAAGCATTAAGTACGGTGCTATGGTCTTTAACCAGTATTCTACCTATCTGCGTTGTCTTATATCCGTAATGAAAGCGCATGATGTAGCAGAATAAATGTCGTGGGATGGTAAAATCTGCTTTCCGGGATGTTCCCAATACTTCTGATGGGGATGTTTCATACACTTGGCATATCTCTCGTAATACCAATTCCCAATCTTCGCAGTTTTTAACATACTTGATTCTTGGATTTAATAATTCATGACGGAGTTCTCTCAGTTTCTCCTCATACTGGCGTTGCATTGTTTCGTGTTTCAATAGCAATGACTGATAACGCTTTTTTAAGTCGTGGTGTTGTTGGTATATTGTTTCCATTATCGTTGTTCTTGATATAATGTTCTTGCTGGTGTAAATGTTGTTTTAATCATGCCTACTTCTCCGTGTCTATTCTTTGCAATTATAAGTTCTGCCTCTTCAATTTCTATATCTGCTCTATCGTAGTAGTTAGGACGGAATGGAAATAAGATTATATCTGCGTCTTGTTCAATACTTCCGCTCTCTCGTATGTCGGATAGCAATGGTCGCTTATCTGCTCTCTCTTCGCATTTACGAGATAACTGAGCCAATGCGATAACAGTTATCTCTAATTCCTTCGCCAATACTTTTAAGTTTCTTGATATGTCACTTATCTCTTGTTCTCTATTTTGCTTGTTTCCTTTAATCAATTGTAAATAGTCGATAACCAATATATTTAATCCGTGCTTTGCCTTATGGATTTTAACTTTAGATTTTATGGTTTGAATATCAACAATCGCCTCATCGTCTATATGAAACATTACTTCATCTGTTACAATCTTATTTGCAAGGTAGGAAATTTCCGATTGATTTAAATTACCGCTTCTAAGTTTGTATTGTGGTATCTCTGCAAGTAATGACATATAGCGTTTAGCAATCTGCTCTTTGCTCATTTCCAAAGACAAGAACAAACACTTCGCTCCAAGTTCAGCAGCGTTCCGAACAAATGAAAGTGCGATTGCAGTTTTACCTGAACCGGGGCGTCCTGCTATAATTACCATGTCCGATTTATTCCAACCACCTATAACTGAATCTAACTTGTGCCATCCGGTAGGCAATCCGCTTAAACTTTGTCCTCGTTCTATTGCGTAGGTTATTTGATCGAATACTTGACCAGTAACTTTCTGCATTTGTACACTTTCTTTTGCATGTACTATTTTGCTTTCTTCTACATACCGCTCTAAATCGTTTGTAATAGCGTTTAAATCGCGTTGTAAGTCAAGATTGGATAGTTTGTCTATCAACTCCTTTTTCATTGCCTTATATTGCAATTCTTTGATGTTGTGTTCTATCTCTCCATTACCCATTACTTTATTCATTAACAAGCTTACTTCGTAGGCATGTTCTTTTCCTATGTGATTAACGATTTCGTATAAACCAAATTTGCTATTTGACAAGTACAATTCTTGCATTGCCATCACAACTTTTTGGTGTACTACTTCTGTAAACCAATTGGCTTTTAATCTTGGTAAATAAACTAAGTTCTTATCCCAAAATAAAAGATTAGATATTATGTGCGATTCTAAATTCATTTTAAAATTGTTTATAGTTTAAAACTGGTTGTTGTTGTGGTTGGTTTTTCTTCCAAGTTATAACGGCTGCTTTCCAATTCTTCATTGGGTTGCGTCCTACTTTCCATCCATTGGCTTCGTAGTAGTTGTAGAAACGAGTTGATTCATCTTGCATACCTTGTTCTATCATGTAAGCCCTAATGTCGTTTTCTGTTGGCTTAATAAACTTCTTTACATTATCATTAACACTATCACTTACACTTACACTATCAGCTTTTTTGGGTTTTTCTAAAAAGGCTTGGGTTTTTTGGGTTTCGTTGGCTTTTGATGGTCTACCACCTTTTTTACCATTAAGTGATTGTTTTACAATATAATCATTCCACCTTTGCAAATCTCTTTTTAAAGATTGCTTGATTGGTTCAAATGCAATATTAATAATCAAATCCTCGGTGATAGGATTCTCATCGTTCACATAAGCGAATATATGCTTAATTAATTTACCTGCCATTTCATCTGGCAATTGGTTAAATACTCCACTTTGGTCTGTGTAAAGTATAAATGATTTTTTATTTTCTGCCATAAAAAAAGCCCATCAGATTTGCGGTAGTAAGAGTACACGCAAACCCAACGGGCAAATATCTTTTTAACTTTAGGATTCTCTTACAATCCAGTTAACGATTCAAATATAGGTATTTATTTCTTATTTTCCAACTTAATAAATCCTATTTCTTCATTGCTATTAGCACGATTGATAAACTGAATTTCAACCTTTGCAGTATTTACAATGACCTGTGCAACTTCGCTAATAGCCTTAGCGGTGTTTACATCTATTTCTTTTTCCTTGAGTAACTCTATCGTTTCAAATAGATGGTTGCGTAAATCCTCAATTTTGTTGCGTGGCATTATAGTAGTTTTAATTGTTTCTGATCATCCTGTTTTGTATGTTTTAATTTTTGCCTTGCTATTTTTCAAATGAGACGCACTATTTGCCCCACTATTTTTGATATCTGCGTCAATTCCATAAGGCGGGTCAACAATAGCCAATTCAAAATACTTGTCAGGATAACGAGCCATTAACTCCATATTATCTTCATTTGTTATTTGCATAGCGTTTCTCCCTTTCTTTAATGTTCTTTTTTAATCGTGACAATTGTTTGGTAATCTCTCGTAAATCATCAGGCAACTTGTTGTGTGGTATCATTCCTTTTTTAAAGCGTGTAGGCGTGTTAAAATCCATCAGTCCTTTAGTGCCTTTATTCCAAGATGGTACTCCCTTTTTGAACTGACCGGTATTTGCACGTTTACAAATGTTGCTGATTGTTTCCTTTGTTTTCTGTATGCCTAATTCGTAAGCCTTAGTCCGTATTGCTGTTAAATTTCTATTAAACACTGGTACTAAATCTTTGTTTATCGTTACGGGGTATAGTTGCTTTAATTTTTCTAAATCTTGCTTACTCCATCTCATAGTTGACCTCCAAAAGTATAAACTGCATAACCTTCTCTGTCATCTGTGGTTATAATACAATTATACTTATGCCTTAAATCGTGTATTCGTGCGGATAAACGATAGATGCCATAGCGATTCCAGGCTTCCATTGGATTGATAGTTAGATTCACTTTCAAGTGTTCTAATAACTTTTTATTTTGACTATCTGTTTTCATATGTTTTATTCCAAAATTCTTCTGCTAATAGACTATTCTGTTTCAACATAGATATTCTACCTTGTGTATATGATTCCAAAATAGCCTGTTTAAAGTGTTCTGTTTGTGTTGCTAATAGGTAGTGATACAATGCCTCCGCTTCGTGTTCTGTTTTAAATTCGCCTACTAAATCCCCATTCTTCCAAACTCGGAATACTTCTACTCCATTTACAATTGATTTGTGGTGGTAGATTATCATTTGTTACCTCCTTGTATTTTGTCTTTTAACCACATTGCACCAAATTGAAATGAAGCACTATCGAATGGTAGTTTTTTTATGTTGTCTTTTTTGCTTTGTGCTTCATTATATATATCTTCATCACTTGGGAGTTCGATGGGGGTGATATCCTCAAAGTTACCATAACCATTTAACATATCCTTTACTTGTTCTTCTGTGTATAGTTTCATTTGTTACCTCCTTGTATTTTATCTCTCATCCATTTTGCTCCATCACTCCAGCTTGGAACTGTATTGTAATGAGTATAAATAGTTTTACCTTTTTCACTAAATACCAATTTACCTTCTTCCCATATCTCCTCATCACTTGGTAGTTCGATAGATTCTAAAATGTTTACAATCTCAGATTCTTCAGAATCTAAAAGATAGTGATACTTGTCAGCCATTTTTATGGCTTTTCTTACTTGTTCTTCTGTATATAGTTTCATTTGTTACCTCCGTAAAAGTCATTATTACTTTATCACATCCATCTTCTTGATACATTTCTCTTTGTGCCTTACCACTTAAAATGTCATACTTCATTTCTATCATTGCATCAATCGCCCTTTCTGTCGAAACCGTTACAATCATTTTAATTTCAAAAGTTCGTTTTTGTTTTTTATTATTGCTCATTGTTACCTCCGTATGTTAACTCCTCTCCCGTTAATGCAAAGTACAGGTTTTGTAGTTGGTGGACGTGTTTTAGTAACGTTCTATTATTTATTTGAACACCTGAATTTAGTGTGATTGGATAAACGCCCCATTCAAATTCGTAATTATTTACAACATTTTTTATAAATATAATGTCATTATAATAATCATCGTGGTGCCTTGTAAACCCAAACTTCAACAACCATTCTTCGGTAAGTGGGATTGCATCCATTAAGCCATAATGCGCTCCTTGAACATTCTCCGTGTTAACACAATCGCACATAACATCGCATACTTGTTGAGGGAAATTATGTGGGTCAATCATAACCCAATTCCCAATTCTTAATTGATTCGCTTGCATAACTTTATTTTATTGATAATAGGCGTTCAATAACATCTTCGGTACTATGCCCATCAAATGGGAATAAGGCTTTTTCGGTTTCGGGGATTTTGAATAAGTCCCAATCTTCTGCTTTGTAATGATTGCTTATTTGACCCGTTGGCAAAACGGCAACTACGATAAACCATCCCCCACCAAAACACAACTCACCATCGTGGTGCTTCCAAGATTTATGCACATAGTACTTGTGATGATAACTACCATTGGGATTTGGTATTAAACCTTTACGACCCCACTCGTTAAATAACGCCACGTTATATGCTTTTCTAATATCATATAATTCTTTAAAAGTGTGATAACCATCCGAAGTGTTTTCAGTTATTTTGTTCTGCTCTTTCTCCATTTCTTTGGCTTGTTCAAATAATTCAACATAAGTAACCCCATATTCGCCTATGGTAATTTCTTTATTTTCTAATTGAACTTTAAGCCTCCATGTTTTATTGGAGAACCACTCCACTGCCGTTTGTTGTTTATTGTTGCTCATTTGTTTAAATTTATTTTTCTTTCATCAATTTTATAAATGGTTGTCAATCCCGTTTCCATATATAATTTTAATTCCCGTTTATATATTTCCAAAGTGTCTTCAAAAGTATGTTTATCGCATTCTGCATTAATTCTAAAATCACTTAAATTTGATTTAAATTGATATTGTAATTTTTCAGTTACTAAATTAACAAATTGACTCCATTCAATATTTTCGTCATATTTATGCCAAACCTTTTTTTCTTCTTCTTGTTTATATATTTGATTTATCTTGTCTAAAAAATATTCTTCAGCCTCTTTCCATGCAAGATTTATAGATTCATTTAAATTTTTATTTTGCTCTATACAACATCGGTAATATGATAATTCATATTTTTTAAATTCAGTAAGATTTGAAAATTCGGACATTAACCAATCAATTATTTCTTGTTTGCTCATAACTGCCCCCCTCTGTACATGCGTTTGGTTTCTTGCTTCCAATGTTTGGTTACTTGATTAAAACTCTTAATGGGCTTGTCATATTCAAACTTGTATGGTTCCGCCTCGGGCATATCTACCACTCTTTTTCTTGTCAACTTCGCCCACAACTTGTGCAATAAAAATGCTACTGGGATGCTCATAGGATATAGTATTAAAAATTCTATTGGTAACATAATCAATATTTTACTTATTAGCAATCTTTTTACCCAAATCAATACCCAACCTAAATAATAGGGATGCGGAATAATAGTTGTATTGGTTATTTATATACACCACATACAATTCACCCGACCCAGCAAACCCCCATTCAGGATCGTTCTTTACCATTTTAATAAATTCATCCGTTGGTAGTAATTCCAACAACGCATGAGCTTCCTGCTCTGTGCATAATAGTTTAAGTGTTGTTTCCATGATTCAAATATACTACTAACTTTCAATAGTGCAAGAAATATTTTCACTTTTATTTACTTTTTTTAGTAAACGAACGATTTCCTTAGTGAATGATACTATTTAACATCAATCCTGCGTGGTATAGTTTCTCTTCTACTTCCTCTCGGATATCTTCCAACTCAATAACCGAAGTAAATAGTTGATGAGATTCGGGCATACGAGGGTCGTAAGAAACAAAGATTCCGTATTCGGTTTGTGTACATAGCATCCCAAATTGCATTTGCCAGTAATATTCAGGGTGGTTATCCTTTAAAGATTCGGCATCTGTAATTGTGGCGTTGCGTAGGTGAACCGCAGAATTGAATGGGCATTTAATTTCTATTATAGAATCCTCACCTAATCCATCGGGAGAAAATCCGCTTATTTCGTTGAACTCTATAAACGTGAATGTTTCACCTCCGTAGTATGTGTACTCTTTGAAGTCTTGAGATGTGAAAGTATCAAAGGCTTGACGCTCGTAAGTTTTACCCCATTCCAATGCTCTACCAAATATTTCGGGTTGGATGCCTGTAAGAATAACACCTGCCTTTTCATAAACGTAGGATTTAGCCGTTTCACTTAGATACTCCGATTTATTACGAGGCTTACCCATCAGTTTATAAATCTCGCTGCCTGTAAAGCGTGACTGCCGTAATTGCAACCACGCTTCTTCTGTTAAGTTTGTAGATATCATATTCCTTCGTCAATCATTCATTTAACCGCCTTTAAAATCGTCAAGTGTTCGGGCTTGAGTTGATACTTCTTTAGTATGTCATCAATCGCTCCACCACCTTTAATATGCTCAACCGCTTTCTCCCATTGCACCATTGCAGGATTTATGAATGGTTTCTCTTGTGGTTTTGCTTCTACCTTATTACGTTGCATTGCCTTTTCTCCGTCATCGTCTTCGTCAATGTTTAATCCAAGAATAGAACCGAGTGCATATCTACGAGCGTAGGTGATAGCAGAACCCATCGCTTGAGGATCGTTAGTTTTTACCACTGGCATACAATAGGTTGCTTCTATCCACTCTCCGCTATCGTGCATTAGAATGGTTGTTAAGCAGTCTGCATCGGGTAATTGACAGAACGACAACCCTGCGTCCGCTAATGGTTTTTGAATGACATCTAAAATGTTCGCCAATGACGCATACTTAGATTTGAAAAATGGATTGGTTGCTTCCTTTTTAATTTTTCCGATGTTGGCTTGGAACTTGCACAAAGCCGCTGCAAGATTCGCAATTGAGTCTGATTTATTCATAGTTGTAATGTTTTAATTTGCCTGAAATCCACCCTAAGTAAACGTGACACATAAATGCGTCTTGATGGTCTTTTTGAAATTGCTCGAAGTCAAACCAGTTTTCAAAGTCAATGCAATCCTCAAAAGGTACTGCCGTAGATTTGTAATACTGATTAACTAATGAATCATCCAATGAAACGAGATAAGCCTCTACATCGGATTTTCTAAAGTAATACTGAACGGAATGGTAGTCTAATACTACATCATTCTCCAAAACTGCTACCCACTTCATTTTCCTTAATTAATTTGTAAGCCGTTGATAATACTGTTTTAGCGTTCTTCTGATAGATATCTCCGTGAAAATATCTTCTAATGGTTGGTAAACTCAACCCTGTTCTGTGTTGAATGTCCTTATAAATGCCGTGATAACGCTTTTTAAGGATTTCTTCTCTGATTTGTTCTATTGTCATAGTGAAAGCAAAGGTAAACTAAAACTTTCAATTATGCAAATTTATTTTTTAATATCTATCGAGAAAATAATATCGCCTAACTTAGTGGCTAATTCGTTGGCAAGTTCTTGTTGAAGTGATTCTGTGAATGAATCCTCGATAAAGTGTTTGCCTTTGTACCCACGTCTGTGGATTTTACGAGCGATTGCACGTGCTAATGTATCGTAGGAAACACCTTTGTTTGGTTTGATACCTTTAAACGACATCCACTCTTTGATAGATTGCCATAGATATGGTGTTCCCTCTTTGTGACCGCTTTTAGTCGGCTTTCTACCAAACTCTACTTGCTCCCAATAGTCCTCCATTAAGAACGTAATCAATAACGAAGTAGGAGTTTGTGTTATCTCACCTGGTTGTATAGACTGCTTTAATGATGATGAAGCGTTGGCATTCTTATTGTCCAACTCTTTACGCATTAAATTAACCGCTTTATTTGACCACTCAGCGATTATCTGTTGCAATAGTGATGATTCTTCCGTGAAGAGTGTTTTGTCCTCTCCTATGCGATTAATAAGGTCATCTATGTTGATAGTCTTAGCCAATGAGATTAAAGTGTATTAGTTCACCGCTTGTAAAATATTTTATTACCTCTTTCCAATAACCATCGGGTACAACTTGACAACCTGCACTCCACCTATCAACTAAACTTCCTGCACCTGCTCTATGGAAGTTAATCCCAAATAGTCCGTTTTGGGTTTTGGTCTTGTCTATTACACCATCCTTGTTGCCGTCTCTGTAAATATCTATCGCTTTAATCTGTTTGAAATATGGCATACCCAACCAAAGCGATTTCCAATTCGATGAAGTAATAAATTGGTGTGTCCAAAGGTATTGGGCAGGTACTGCGATTGCCGTTCCGGTCACTCCTCCGTGTGTTATTGGGTTTTGTACGTAGAATTTACCTGCAGTAGTTGAACACGGAACGATTGATACTACACGCTCGTTGACAATTACCAATAAAAAGTCATCAAATGTGTTTGTGAGTTTATCGTCTGTACGGACAAAAACTAAACTCTTCGGTGTCCAAATCCAACGCTTAACAGAAAAATAGTTTTGTACCCACTGATTTGCAGCGTCTAAGGTTTTTTGACCGATAACTCCGTCTACTTTTAGATTATAACCCCGTTGGTTTAGAAACTGCTGCACGTTTTTCATACAATTCCATTGTTTTATTTAAATAGTAAGATGCCTTTAACAAATCTGTTTTACCGCCTTTCATATCGTACCTCCAAACGTACTTAATTACATTCCCAATTGTGTACGCTTCTTCTGGTGGTAGACCTTTTACTGCGGTTAAGATTGCATCCATTGCCTCGATTTCGCCTTTGTTGTAGTGGCTTGGTTTGTTTACGATATCCATTCTGCTACAAATCTATTAATATCCATCGTAATAAGTAGCATTTGACCACCCTTAAAAAGTACATTAGTGTAATCATAGTTGGCAATCGCTCCGGAAACATCGTCTAAATTGATATATCCATCCTCTAATACTTCGACAATATCAGCACCTAATCCAACCTCTTTGTAGATAGAATCTTGTTGTTCTTGGTGTACGATTTCAACCTTTAGGATTCTCATATTATTTTCCCGTTAATAATCTTCATATTGTTAACGTGGAATGTCAAATCTTGGTTAACATCAACACAAGCAAATCCGTGACTCCATTTGGTATAAGCATAAGGTCTGTAGTCAGGAGATAGGGTACAAAGACAACCCATTGACCAAACACCAGTAGATTCACCATTGATGTTATTTTCTGAGTGGTGAGATACTTGGTGGTTATGTCCAAAGATAGTAGAAGATTTAGCCTTGAGGAACATACCTCGTGCAGGGTTCACCGGTGAGAATACACTTTCGCCCATTTCGTGACCGTGCAATACGTTTAATTTACCTAATTTGATAATCTCACGATTAACTAAGTTGATTTTAAACTCACTTAGTCCTAATAGGTTTTCAAACTTTAAATTATCAACATCGGAAAACTCTTTGGCGTTGCGTAGTAAATAGTTTCTTACTCTCTCCTCGTGGTTGCCTAACTTGTAGTAAATAGGTATAATTGGGAATAGTTCACGCAAATACGCAAAAAAGGTTTTAGTCATCTCTATTTCCTCTCGTAGTGACGGCATCCCAACCTCTTTAATAAATGAAGATACTGGGTAACAATCCATAATATCCCCATTTAAAATAATGCAATCAACATTGTTATTTAATCCCCATTCTAACGATGTAGATAAAGCCTCCATATCGTGATATGGGATATGAATATCTGATAAGATTAAATATCTACCCTCTTTTAGATGCACATTAACCATCTCTTTGTTTTGGGAGAATACTTTGAGTTTTTCTAATCCCTCTTTAATGGTAGATTTCTTAGTGACAAATTCGTGAGTTGCTAAATCCCCAAGTAGTTTTTCACCATTTGCACCTTTTTGATACCGAATCTTATTCCTTACATTTTCAATACTACCAAATTGTGGGTTTTCTTCTAAGATTAATTTTGCAAGTGTGCGGTTAGGTGCATCGGGGTACTTCTCCAAGTACGATTTGATTATATTTTTCATAAAAATATTGCCATAATTGTTACCAATATCGCCCACATTCCTACTCCTTTTATGACATCTTTCTGAATAGAAATAGTATTATTTTTATTTTGAATTTCCACACCTAAAGAATCTGTCTTAATCTCAAGACGTTCAATCACTGAATCTTGGTAGTTAATTATGATAGAATCAGCCTTAACTAATTTGTTTAATCGGATGACATCCCTCCGAGCATTAGCACCCTTTACTAAGTACTTATTGGCGTTCGATACTATCGAGGTGTCGATGCAAATTAATTGCCCGTTTAAGACCGATGGAATCACGAGTAAAAGTATCAATATATAACGTGTCATATTTTAAGAGCGTTAGACGGACTTTCTTCCACTTAGTGATACTATCAGTCCACTTTATTATTTGAGTGTCTGTAGTGTGCTTATAATGCGTTTTTTTAATAAAACAATTATACAGGCACAACGCAAGTATTAGCCAAATAAGGAACTTGTATAGAGAAGTTGATTGCATATCCTGCTAAAATGTCCGTTCTTGAATCGTAAAAAGGGGAGGCGTTCTGATTTACTACCAATTGCCAAACTTCGTCTTGGTACTCAGAATCCAACAATGCAAAAATATCGCCCATAATTTGAGCGGTGTCAGATAGTACCTCTATCACGTTAGATTCAGATTCAAATACTCTATCCATAACCAACAGAGCAAAGTTGTAAGTTTGTAACTTGTTCGCTAAATCTAAAGTAAATCCATCGGGGTAAAGCCAAACAAGCGGATAGTATTCTATATTCTCAACCGTTAGGTTTGATTGTTGACCCACTCCGAATTTGCCCACCATCTTGTGACTTTCGGCTTGAGTTTGAATTTTTGCGATTATTTGGTTTAGCGTCATTTAAAAACTTGATTAATTTGGCTTCGTTGTTTTTCTGCCATTTATTATTGCGGATAGTCATAGTTCCAATAGCAATCATCCATATCATCCCCAAGATAGAACCCACCATAAAAAGATGTGTTTTTAGGTCTAATCGTATCAAATCCGCTGCCAGGATTGAGGAACAATGGATAAGTATTTGTGTTTTCACGTAGATAATCTCTTAGTCTATTAGCGTAATATTCGGCTTTATCACGGAATCTCTTCTCAATCATTGTCAATTCGTCAATACTAACCGCTCTTGCGTTTTCTGCCTCTCTTGCTGCTACGCTCTTATTCATCATTTTAAACGTCATAGGCAGCATAGATTCAGTAATTGTGTAGTATTTCAAACAAGGTGCAATATACGAATCTAAAAGCGTAGTATTTACGTTTGTCAATGTACCTGCAAAGGCTTGGGTTTGTAATTCATCGTACAACCCCGAACCAATGATATCACGGATATAAATCTCTTGAGCCTCTTTAATCGCACTTTTTAATAGTTTATCGTCAACATTCTCGTTGATTGCGGAATTATCCTTGAGATAGGATGTGCTTATAAAATATACGAAGTTGCTCATTTCTTTCTAATCATTACCTTTTGTTGCCAAATGTGTCTGCATTGTGGAGTGTTAGTATCTGTATTTGGATTGTGATACCAACCACCTCTACGTTTCCAAACGTCATATCCTAATTCAGCAGACATAGTGTCAATATCTTCTCTACTAAATACCTTGTTAGATTCTACGATTTTGCGGCAAAAATCACGAGATGTTGGCAGTAATAAACCACCCTCAATACCTGGTGCTTTTTCGTACTGATATCTTACAACCAATTCAGTTTCTAAGCCTTTTATCAAATCACGTCCTTTAGCGGTAACCTTGTAGCCGTTTACTTCGGGAGCGATTCTATCGGATTTAATCAACTCGGTTAGTGCATCCATTACGTTCTGTGCAGGTTGTTTAGTCAAGTTCACTAAATCACCTGTTTGTAGTCCTGGATTCTCTGCTAATATATTTAACAACGCTTTGTTTAACGCATCGCCAAACTCAAACTTTACTTCTTCGTATAAGTCCGCAGATTCTCCGTACTTGGCGAATACCTGCAAATCTCTTTCGTCATCCCAACCGAATGGATTTTGTGAGGACAATTTTACTTGAGTTGAGAATCCTAACTCTTTTCTAACTTCATCTCTATCGATAATCCCTGCGGTAAATAATTCTTGATAGTTAATACCTAATGGTGGTTTATTTTCGGTTCGTAGTTGTACAGGTGCGATGTATTCAAACAAGTAAGTCAACGCATCGTCTAACTTTTTTTGTCTTGGTTCAACGTATGCGGATTGAAACATCTCATATGCTTCGATTAGTTCGCTTCTACCGCCTAATTGACCCTCTACACGCACTCCAAAGAGCATTGGGGAGTTTACCTTGTGCGAAACAAAAATCTCTTGTTGTACGGTCTTATTTAAGATGTCAAATTGCTTGTCAAAATCGCTTGGTTGTAGGTTGTTGATTATGCTTTCCTTTTCGTTAGGGTCATTGTACTGAATAATCAAGCCTCCTGCATTGTCTGTACCCGTGTAGTTTTTCTTTAATGCTCTTTCGGTCTTACGAGCCTCCTCAGGTGTTGGATAACCCTTGAACATTTGAATTAAGGTCTGAGCAGAAAATCCGTTTTTGATGGAATTTAAATGCCAATTAGAAACCTCCGTGTCGATTTCAATGTATTTTAATCCACCTACATAATCGGGTAAAGGATAAATTCCTTGTCCTGCTCTGTATAGTTGGCAATAGTACAACTGCTTAGATTCTCTTGTGATAGGGTTAAATGGGGTATATTCGATTATCTCACACTTTCTATCTGACCAATCCTCGCAAAACGCAAATTTATCGTCTAATGTTTTACGGATTTTTTGGAAAGGTAAGTGATAAATCTCAGATATTTTCTGTTTGTCACGTGACCATATAACCTCCAATGCAAACCCATTAAACAACTCTAAGTCATCGGCAATTTTTGCTTTGAGTTCGTCTAAACTTTCGTAAGCGTTTATTGCCTCTACTTTTTGTTGAGCCTTTGCAATGATTGCGGTATCTTGTCCTTTGATGGACGTGCCTACTCCTGCTAAATACGATGCCTTTGCGCTTACAATAGCATTGTGCTTAGGGCTTTTATTGTACATTTCAATAAGAAACTCAGGATATAAGTTGTCCTCTCCAAATGTATAAATCCCTTTAGCCTTGTTTTCTTTAAAGGCAGGTAACTTGTTGTCGTGAAAATTAATCCGATGAAACATCACTTATAAATAGGATTTATTCGATTGTGAAAAAGTTTGATAGGAATTTACCTAATCCACCAACGACTGCACAACCTATCATTACGGAGGGTTCAGACATATTAAATCCTGCAACCATTATAGATGCAGCGGCTAATGAGTCGCCAAAAATGCGAATTCTTTTAGGTGTTGGCGAAAAATAGGGCTTGAACTTCACCCTTGACCTCGATTTGGTTTCCACGATTTATGTTTGTTTATGTGTTTTGTGTGCCGTCCAAGTTTTCTCTTTGGCTTCTTTTTAAAAAGATTTATTGCGCTATTTTTTGCCATCTAATGACTTAATTTTTTTGCTCCAATAAACTATGGCGAATAACCCCGAAACAATACCAACAATAGCCAACACGAATGCGGCTACAGGTTGCCAAGTTTGAGAGAAATGTATAACCGTAGCACTCCCACTTACTGCGGTTGCTATCGTTGCGGTGGTGTCGTTATCAAAGTGTTTCATCGGTAATAATCGGGTTAAAATCGTTAAATCGTTCTTGGTATAAATCTTCCATTCCTAAAAATGTATGCACTCCACAAGGTTGAGGAAATACCTCGTAAATCAATAAATCATCGTTTAGTTCACCATCAAATAAAATATCTACGGCAAACAATGTATTAATCACCCCTAATTCAACGATGTGACAA